GGCTCCTTAGATAGAAAGTTCGTAAAAAGAAACAGTAGGGTCGATACTGATCAACTCTTCTGCACAACGGAAAAGGTAACGCTGTTTGTCACGCAGGGCTTGCCCACGCACTTCACCGTCACAAGTCAAATTCTCTTGGCTCAGTTCGCTGTCTAAACCGTTAGCGATATCCTGACGATCTCGTGCGTTCAACAGGCTCAACGGCTTCTGATTAAAAATGGCACGCCAGCGATTCTTATGCTCTACATATTGTTCTAGTGTTGAAATATTCATATATGCTCCTGTGTGTGTTTAAGTATATATTATAGCGTCTTTGGTAAAACCTGTCAACCACTAGGGTTTCTTCTGTTGTTTTACTGCCACAAAGGTCCGTCCCCGTTTATCAAAGCGGATTGGCTTAGAGAACACCTTAGGCTCTACTATAGGCATACGGATGTAGGCCAGCATGTTCTCCTGCTTGTCGTCCAGGCAGTAGATATGGTTTGGAGTGTTGTGATCACCCCAGTCTGTGGTTTCTTGTAGCCACTTCATGATTGCACGAACACTTCTACGGTGTTGATGAACTTAACGAACTCGTCATACTTGACAAGGCTGTATGGACTGTGATTGTAAAACTCGTAGGGCATCTTGATCTGTTTGCCGTCTTTCCAGCACTCGTGGAACGTCTTAATGTTATCTTCTTCAACATCATCCCAGGTTCTGTATTCAAACCCATTGTAACTGTAATGTTTCATATCTGCTCTCCTTAGTGTATGTGTATATTATAGCACAGGTTTTACCATTTGTCAACCGAAAAAAACGCCCGGGGAGCCAAGCTACAACCCGGGCCAAAACGCATAAGTTGGGCAGGGATTCTCCTAAGGGACACTACCCCCTCGCCCCTGCCCGGAGCAATCGTCATGGATGGTTTTGGGAGGTGGCACCATGATTCACCCGCATCGTTTCGTAGAGACTTTGTATAGCGAAGTACCTACGGCACCCTCTACAGGATCGCACTTGACCCTATCCGCTGATTACTGTTGGGGATGTTTGATAGAAGAAACAGTTTTGAACCTGCCCTACCGTGCCGTCCACGGACTTGTCTATCAACCACATTACAGGCCAACTTGATCCGGCGTGCTTCGCCCTTTCGGGTCTGCTTTCGTGTAGTCCTAGTAGAGCCTAGCCGTCACTAGGAAATCCTCTACTAGGGTACCTACCGGAGTTGGTAACCCCTAATTCTTAATCTAACCTACTTGATGCGTAAGCTGTCAAACCCAACGCTCTCAAGTATTCTGCCATTGCCATCGCACCAGCTTCTTTGATGTCGATGTTCTGCACGGGCAACTCACCTGGATTCCAAATGCTCAGGCACTTTGGTTTGTAATCCTTCTTAAAGCCTGCCTTAATCAACTCTTTAGCCTGCTTGCTGTTAGTCCGATCAACGAACACGTCTACCCAAGCAAAGCCACAAGCGAACTGATCCTTACGACCCATCTTATTGTACATCTCAATAGATGCTTGCTCTGCTAGCTCTTTGCCTTTAACAATTTGATCTGCTGTAATCATCTCTGCTCCTTAGTGTGTTAAACAATTTAAACTACATACGTAGTATAGCATCGGTTTTACCTTTTGTCAACCCCATGCTTTAAATAACCCTGCTAGCGTTATGGTTACTCCCATAACGTTAACAATCATCTGTGGCTTATTTGCCACACGTACTGTCCAAGCAAAGTAAAAGAGCCCTCCCAGGCACCCTGCCACCAAGTTCCAGGGATAAGCACCAGGGAAGAAGCTCATGATTACGTACATGCTCATAAGGCAAGCTGTCCCTGCCCATTGTAGTACTTCATTCAACCTCATGCTACTTCCTTCAAACGGATTACGAATCCGCTGTAGTCCTTCTTAGCACGACCCTTAGCCTTTAACCCAGCAATCACACCCTTTGGGTCTAAGAAGCGCAAGTCTGTCTCGTCTGCATTAATTACGGGCAAACCCATGTGCTCTGCGGGCATTTCATCAAACACCGCCGCAATATTGTAGCCTTGTTCAATAGCCTTAGCCACGTCTGCATCATTGCCATCAGCCTTGCTGAACGTCAAGTGGTAGTTGGGAATGTCTGCAACCTTGCGACCCAAGATCTTAGTGTAGTCGTAGAACTGTACATTAGGGAACAATTCAAAGATGTTCTTAGTGCAAAACACCGGCACTTCGTACTTCTCCCAAGTCAAGTCACTAGTACCATTCAAACGAATCACGGGCGTCAATCCCTGCTTCTTAGCGAATGCAACGGCTTTCTGAATGTCGTAAGCAAGATCCAGCATAAACTGATCGCGATCAAAGAAGAACTGTACTGTCTTACGAATGCGAGCCTTTTGGATCATGTTGGTGTTCTCACCCTTCTTGAACATGCCCCCGCGTCCTGCTGTATTGAGGCAAGCTGCCTTGCAACCTGCTGTAGCCTTTGGGCAAGTGTTCTTACCGCTCAAGTCGCTAGGTGCAAGATGCAAGATAAAGCTGAGATAGCCTAGCTTCGTACCCTTTTGGATCTTTGGGTTAGCTGTGGAAAGTAATTTAAACATAGTTCGCTCCTGTTAGTGTATGTGACTATTATAGCAAGGTTTTACCTATTTGTCAACCCCTTTGACAAAGACCCTTTAGCAGTCAGGGTCAAAGCTATGCCACTCTTCCTGCTCAGTGGGCTGTCCGTCATCTTCATACGGCACCTCAACTTTAAGATTGCTCAGCAGAGCTTCTAGCACATCGTAAGCCATCTGCCAACGATCACCCTCAATGTTATAGATCTGATTGGTAGCATCCTCAAGGGTTGCAATGGCTTCTAAAACCTTGTAGTGTTGGTCTGTCATATCAATCTCCTCTAGTGTCAGTGTTGAGTGCGGGTTTGACTGTTCTGCGTATACGAACTTCTTCTTTGTGCGCTTCTGCTTTACCGCGTATCACAGCATGAACAGTGATGCCTATTTCGTCTTTGCTGTTGAGCTTACGAAGCTCTATGCACAGGGCCCAGTCCTTGTTCTCAGTCTTAGCACGATAGAAATGCTTTGCGGCACGGCTACGAACGCTCTTAAGTACTGTGGACTCAGTCTTAGCAGTCACGCCTATATAGTTGAGCCCGTTAACATTGAGCTCGTATATAATGTGATTGCGATCGACTCGCTTTTTACGGGTTGCTTTTGTTTCCATCATAAGTGTATTATACAAGGTTTTACCAACCCTGTCAACCTTTTTTGGAAATTATTTTGTTGTATTTAGACAACACCGGCGGCACTCCGGCCCGGAGGCCCTGGGCTCAGTCATGTCTGACCCAGATCCGTTTGCCTCTCCTCCCACATGGGCGAGTTTGAAACCGCTGACAACGGTGGGCAATTCACAGCAGACACGCACGACCCTTCACAGGGTGATTTGGGCTAGGCCCTCAACTTAGCTAGCGGACCCCATGGGACTTGTCAGAAATCCTTCCGGCGCTGTCCATCTAATTCATCTGCTGTTACGGTTATACAAATGGTGGGCCGTGAGTGATTCGAACACTCCACCAAAGGATTATGAGTCCTCTGCTCTAACCAAATGAGCTAACGGCCCTGATGTTACACTTAACAGTATAACATCATTTCTTCAAGGCGTGCATGAAGTTGGTTGGAAAGCCTGTTTTATTTGTTTCAAATGGCACGTGACTGGTCATGCCCTGTTTGTATGCGGGCTCAGCGGCGGCTCGCTCACGTGCTTGTTTGTCAGCTGTGGCCTTACCCGGGTCTACACGCTGTGGTTCAGCTATGGGCAAGTTAGTGGGCACAAACTTCCATGCTGATCCCAGTACAGGTGTTAGATCCCACGGGCTACGACGGATCCAGTATAGCTCAGGACGGTCTATGCCCAGCTGATCTACCATGTTGGCGTAACAGCTATCGATTCCCACAAAGATCTCAGCTTCTTCTATTACAGTGAGCCAGTCGAATATACTATCAGTCTTGACTGTGTCTACATCAATGATCTTTACAGCGGGGTCTATAAATTGTTTGACAATAGCTACATCAACACGAGCTGAACTTCCGTTAAGATGCGCTATACAATATCGTTTGGGTAGATCTAATCGATCCTTTAGTGCTAGCTCACGTCCGCTATTACGACTTATACAAGCACCCAACCGCCACTTCTTAACGAATGGAACTCCAGCTGTTTGATACTTGTACTGATCGAACTTGAGTATGTTAAACATCTCGGGATCAGTTAGTTCTGGATTTGAGCTCAAGTACTGATATAGATACAGAGCCTCATCTGGATCAACTCCCCACTCTCGAAATATGGCTAGCGGGGTCTCTAGGAAATAAGCACCTTGCGGATCCGTCTTAATAGGAACCCAATTGACCCAGGGTGCATGATCCTTAAACGTAGCTAGAAACTCCTCACAGATGGGCCATACTATAGCATCACCCTGTTCGAAGTAGTGTCGGGCAATTGGCAATGCTAATAGTATATCACCTATACCTCTTGACTGTATAATCCCTCTTTGAATTCCCATTAAGTAACCTTTGTATATGATAGCAAGTTACCATGACCATATTGTGCTTCTGCTAGTTGCTTACATTGGATATCATCATTAGCATAGATGAATGTATTAGCAGTCTGAAGTTGGTTAATCCTAACCCATATAGCATATTGATACATATATAACTCTCTTTCTTAATTATCTTACAGCGGGGTCTTTAATAGCAGATCTTGATTCTCTTAAGTATTCTTCCCAACTAGGACGAATCACTTCTGTACGTATTGCACTAGGAGCATCTGTATAAGGACAATACTGATTCCATGTACAGCGTGGATCTTTAACACCTATAGTGGGAACACCTGAACAAGCTGTAAGAGCTGTAAGGAGAGTCAGTAGACACAGTATAAGAGTGGTTCGCATAGTTAATATTATACGGTAAAACCTGACAAAAGTCAACCAGAATCAGGAGTTTTTAGGCCATTATTGAGACGTTTTTGTGGCATTTTGGCACACTTTGAGCAGGATTATTAGGTAAAAAAATTTTGATAGGCTGTGGTGGAGAGAGGCTATGCTAGATAGTTCCGCATATTATACTGCATTTCTCATGATTCCCAGCATAAGATTGTGTGACCCCCACATGCTCTAGTATAATAGTTTCGATCAGCTGCCGCAGGCCCTATCTATACAGCGGGGTCACAGCCGCCTGACTGTATACACGCTAGATATATGTTCAAATCACTTGCAACTATAGTCAATTATAGTGTATTATAGTTCTATGTAGTTGATTAGCATTGTGCAGACTACTGTGGGATTTGACTAGCGATAACAAAGCAGTTATACAGATACACAGTAAATACTCACATGCGCTACTTGGTTGATCATCCTGTACAGCCTTACTTTTGTCATATAGCAACCTGTGACTGGCCAGTTGATCCACGCCACTATCAGACTGATTGGATAGCTTCAGTTACAGAATTAGAATCGTGGCTAGAGTCTTATATAGGGCATCATTACTCACATTGGGTTTACGCTACATTAAGTGATCAGCAGTACTGGCAAGCATGTGTGGGTTTTAGTCTAGAAAAGCACAAGAGCATATTTCTCTTACGCTGGGGTTAAATACAGTCATTAAAGGACATAGCTATATTATGATATTAACTCACCCGCCAGAACCCAATCATAGTCAACCAATTGATCGTAAGATACTGATTCGTCAAATAGCTCATGGACGATGGGAAATACGTCCTTTAACTCAAGATGAACGAGCAGAACACCAGCCCAGACTATCAGCGGCAACTAGAGCACAACGTGACAAGTATCTTAGTGACAGTGATCGTCGTGTACTACCAGATCGTTGGGCCACATATAGTGAAGCTGAACGTGCTCGTTGGACTGAGTTTAGACAGGCTCTACGTGAGCTACCCAATCAACCGGGCTTTCCTTACGATCATACATGGCCCACTCATCCTTTGGGCACTTACGAGTAACGTTGCTTTAGATACGCTATACTTGCTTGTATAGTTTGCTGTGGGCTGAAACTAGCTCTTAAGTCGTAGTGTTCAACACTGGCTTCTAACTGGCTAACACAGTCATCAACAACCAGCTGGGCAAACTTTAGATTATACTCTTCAATCCACTTGGCTGGATCTAGACCCTGTGTGACCTGTTGTTTAGCTTGATCGCTTAATTCTTGTACGTTCATTCTTTTACCTCTGATACTGAATGATAGTGTTTGAGTATAAACTCTGTATGGGTTTTGCTTTTTCTTTCTATCCAAAAACGTGTGCGATTTAGGTGTACTTCGTAGAGTATATTATTCGTGCTAATGTACTCGAATACCTGTTTGAAGTCTGGATGACTAGTGTATACACAGTATTGAATATACGTGTGAGGGGAGGGGTGCATGTGAGTATTTACTAGGGGCTTTCGTATAGCGAAAATTTCTGCGCTACCGCGTCGCACTTCGTGCTCAACACCTTAGGACTTTACGGGACGATGGTTTTACCAATTATGTGTAAATATCTTTGATTTACCCGGGAGCGAATCCGATGACGCATGATATCAAGTGCTATGCCTACTACCCTGTACAGTTGACCAATGGGTCATTCGTGTGGAATCAGGTCTACTGGATTGTGGATCTCAACGTATGGTGGGGGTCTGGTCCACGTACTAGGCTAATATCAGATCAAGACTATCTGTTTCACCTACTGGCCGCTTAACCTATTAGGGGCTTGCTGGGATCATCACTGCCTATGGCTTCTCTAGACACAGGGCGAGCTGGAGCCGTTTCAAAGCGGGCTAGTTTGGTTTCAAAAGCCAATATATTCTTAGTGACCCTATTAAGGCTTCTTTCGATATCGGCTATACGTTTGACGTTTTCCGGAGTGTCCCTTTTGGCTTCATTGAGATACATCTCTAGTTTGGTCTTTTCAAATGCCAGCATTTTTATATGGGCACGGATTTTGTTTAATTGGAACATAGTCATACTTACCAGGGCCAGAATCTGCTGAGGGCAGATCTGGTTCGCATACATAATAGTATAGGAGACACTATGTTAAAACCCACAAGTAATTTTAAACTCAGCAAACAGACTAAACGCTTTATGGCCACGTACACCAATGCAGAAGCTCGTAACTCATTTAAACGAGATATGATCCAAGCAGAACTGCATTCACAGATACAGCCCCCACGTAAAGAAAAGCGAACATATACACAATCAACTGGGGGTACTGACACGGACTTGACATAATAGTTCTGTTAGTATATAATTAACAAAACGGGCTCAAAATGGCCTGTTTTCGTTTACAAATTGAAATTATGGAGTAATTAAAACTACGCATCTCGGTTTTTTCGAGTTTGCAACACACAGATAGAGACAATTTAAACAATAGGAGGACAACGATATGTCTATGATACGCCGTGCTGTATGTGCGCTAATAGTATTATCGGTTCTGGCTTTCCAAAGTGTCAGTCAAGCCGAGACCCAAGGATTAGAGGGTCAACCCTATATCGTAGCTACAAATTCATTTGTGGGTATGACTAGGGAACGAGTAGGTGGAGTCGTAACAGCCATCGCTACCCCTGTGGTAGATCTTAAAGAGTTACAATGTTTGGCCCGCAATATCTTTTTTGAAGCGGCGTCAGAACCAGAAGAGGGTAAGGTCGCAGTTGGCCTAGTCACTCTCAACAGAGCACAAGATTCTAGATTCGGCCGCACTATTTGCGGAGTGGTGGATCAGAAAATGATACGCTCTTATTCCCGGGATGTGGTAGTGGAAAAACGCACTATGTTCAGAACGACCCAGGAAACCCACACAGTATGGAACCAAGTAGCCACATGCCAATTTAGTTGGGTGTGCTCCAAAGTTAAAAACCCTAAGTCTAGTGACGAGCGTTGGGAAGAAAGCCAACGTATAGCTCGTGAACTGCTAGAAGACAACGGGTCATTTTGGGAGTGGCGTGTCAAGTACGCTAAATCACTTTGGTTCCACGCAGTCACAGTTCGTCCACCATGGGCAAAGGCAAAAGAACATGTAGGCCGTATAGGCGGACATCACTTTTACCAGGAACGGATCTAAACAGATAAATATTGTTATGAGAGCCCATGAATTTATAACAGAAAAAACAGATCCTAAACTTTGCCGTTCGGGTCGTCGACTAGGACGTTCGGACTACAGTAGTTGTGTGAGCCAAGGGCTCCGTGCTCACACTTCTAAAGGCAAAGGTCACACTGATGGCAACGGCCATTATCTCAAAGGCAAGAAAGCCAAGAGCACCAAGTACGGTGGCGACGTTCCAGACTACAGCTAGTCTACCCGTGTATTACTTTTATTTTTCCGTTTTGAGTAGAATCAAACCCTAGTATATTATCGTAGACACTTCTACATACACGATTGTAGGCGGGTCTATCTTCGTAGGGAAAATGTGGACTAATTGAACAAACAAATGCTTCACGATCATTGTGATTGGCTAAAGATAACATAAGGTGATTTTGTGCCGCTTTAACACCAGCGTATCCAGCCATTTCAGTCCATGTGGTTCTTTCAAATTCTGTGGCCATACCTGTGGTCAAGAATACTATCTTACTACCCTTGGACATTTTCTTTAGAGCTTCGATAGATAATATGTGGGCTAAGACAACAGTAAAGTATAAGTTACTATACCACATATCCGAACTTACTCTTGCAGTAGATGTGAATTGTTCAGGTCTGCCCGGGTATCCATCCATGCGTCCATTGTAAAGAAATATGTCTATGTGATCAATTGATTGGATTAGCCGATTGAAATCTTCAACCACATACTGTCTTTCATTGACGTCGGTATGCGTGTGTTGTGGGTCACCGTTGGCATAGTCTCTATGAGATAGGATAAAAACATTATGCCCTTCTCTACGAGCGATCTTACAAAAATCATTGCCAAATTTACCAGGTTGACCACCCCCAAATACAACTATGTTCATAATTGATTTCCTTTATTATTAACTAGGTATTTAATACTATAAATATTACTATGAAATTTAATTGTAGTGCCGGTGGCATAGAACGTACTGTTTCAATTGATCTACCCTTAACTCCCACAAAGATCGCTATATTCATAAGTGGTGGAATGGATAGTGCTATACTCTATTACTTGTTATTGAAGGCCAATGCTGAACAAGGTAACCTGCATCAAATTATACCCTTTACTGTAAACAGGACTGAGGGTTCTCGTTATTTTACTCGTCCTGTTATAGCTCACGTACACTCACAGTTCAATATACCTTATAAAGACCCCCACGAAGTTGGCGATCCTAGTTTACCCGGTCACCTACAAGTTATGAGTGGCGCAACTAGCGTTATGCATATGGGATTTAATTCTATATACGGCGGCGTAATTACTCAACTGCCTGAACACATTATTGGTTACGATCCTGCTCCCACAGGTGATACTGAAATAATCAAGTTACCCTTCAAAGATATAACCAAGGGCTACATTATTGATCTTATTGTGCGTCATAAACAAGAAGCCTTGTTCTATCTTACACACAGTTGTTCAATATTGGAAATAGGTAAATGTAACAGTTGCAATGGTTGTAACGAACGCAACTGGGGATTTGCACAATGTGGGTTAACTGACCCTGGTACCATCTAAATCACTACGTTCAATAAACATTTCTTTAGGCTTAGATATCTTTGACGATGTTCCACACATTGCTACACACATGTTTAATTGCTTGTTATTCCAAAATTTCTCCCAGATGTTTTGATACATCTCACTATTAATAATATCCTTAATGGAGTAGTGATAAGCATTCTGTGATATAGCACCGCCTAGAGCTTCAATTAGGCTGTGATATTCATTTAACATTTGCAACCTAATCTGAGTCATACCAACAATAGTATCTACCGGTATATATGGTATTATGCCCAGATAACAGCAAGGAAATACTTGCCCGTATGCATCGATATATAGTTCATGTTGTTCTATTGCGCCACATTTGATAATACTTTCTTTTGCAATATCTCGAAAATTAGTTATAGCGTTTCGATCGATAAATTTAATTTCGCTGTAGCCGCTTGGCTCTAGAAGTCGTGTAGTATCCCCATTTTTATCATAAACAGGAAAAGTTGGATCAAAGAAGAAACGGCCGCTGTCCTTCATCGAAAATGATTCAAATCCTAACTCATTGGCTAATTGCTTGACTTTGGCAACTTGATGCTCATTGTGTTTAAATCGAATAAATGCCCACTCAGCAATGCCTCCAGCTTGTATAAAATCGTAAGCATTATCTATGATCTTATCAAAGTCAGTACCTACCCGATACAAACTGTGTGTATCTTCTAATCCGTCAATAGCAAAAACTACCCTATGATTTTTTGGCAGAGCTTTGGCTAACTGTTGCCACCAGTCTTTAGATCTAAGGCTTCCGTTGGTGTAGATCCATACGTGTAAATTGGGATTAACAGACACAGAGTATTCAATCATTGCGATTAGATCATTGTTTAATAACGGATCACCAAAGTTACCGCAGAAGTAATACTTGTCAATTTGATTTAGTACATCCGCAGTCATAATACTTTTAAACTGTTCCAAAGACCAACTAGATAATTTTATCAATGGATTATCTAGCCCACCATGTATGTTTCGCTGACATTGGGGACAACTGGCTTGACAGTTATTGGTAATTTCAAGATGTATTTGTTTTAATTCGTTAAATTTAAACATACAAGCTCTTCAATTGATTTATCTAATGCTACAGTAACAATCAGTCTTGGGCCAGGCGTAAAATGTACTGTATGAGCGCAATCTGTTTTGACAAATGCGCTGGGAGTATAGACATTTCTTGCAACTAACTCTGGAGCTCCTAAAAACTCATATCTACTTTGTGTGTCATGCCCTGGAACACTCTTGTTGGTATACTCACGACCATTAGGTGCTAGGAATTTAGTTTCTACTATCCTAGGATCGTCGTATTCAAGACTACCCCACCAAATTAAAGGATCATAGGGATTTCCCATGACCATGACATTTAGTCTTGACCGTATTCTGTAGACTGCGCCTGTTTTAGGATCAGCCTTTGTATCAATATGTGGATCCGGGTTACCCAATGTACACATAAACACGTTTATACCACCAAATTCAGTATCACACCCGTATTGATTTAAAAAGGCATTTAATTCTTGCCCTACTATACTATTACGCCATTCAGCTTGTGCTTCCGGAGTGTATTGAGTTAGGTCAGTATTATGTCCAATGTTGCCCGTTAATCGATCTTTATATCGATTTAAAATCCATTCTCGAGCATTGTTAGAAAAATTAAACGTTAGTGAATGATAAAATTTCTTCAATTGACTTATCCAATGGAACTGTTACAATTATTCGAGGAACGGGACTACAGTTTACTGTATGCACACAATCTGTTTTAACAAATGCAGTGGGCATTAATATATTTCCTGCTATACAGGTAGGAGTTCCTGCTAATTTTAATCTGTCTTCTTTAGTTTTTCCCGGAATATTTCTACAGGTAAACGGAAGATTTGTGCTTAAATCAAGATATTCAACGTCAGCCAAAGCAGGATGATCCGGGCCAAAGTCACCCCACCACCACATTTCATCTTCTGGATTTCCTTGTACCATGATGTTTAATCTTGTCTTGATAACTTTTTCGTATTTGTATGTAGTACCTAATACTTTATTGATAAGACTTTTACATAGGATATCCATATGCGGATTTCCTGGATAGTATTCTTCTCTATTACATATGAATGTAGTAATACCTGCCATACTAGTATCACACCCGTAATTTTTTAAAAAATCATTAATTTCGATACCCACTAGACTTGAATGCCATTCTTCTTGTGCTTGTTTTGAAAAGAATTCCGATGTATCGTCGTGATGATAAAATTGTTCTTTAAATTTATCTTTGTATCTATCTAAAACCCATTGCTTAGCCTCAATGGATAGATCAAAGTCTAGCGAGTGATAGTATTTTGTAGTCATTTTATTTTAATCCCCTATTGGCATTTTTTTCCAATCCTCTTCAGTGACAGATCGTTTATCCCAGGTCGCCCATGTACCTGGAACATGTTCATAATACAGATGATATTGCCAACATTTTTGTACATCATATGGACACGTTTGTATAAAGCCTTCCCCCTTCTTAAGACCGGGGATAGCTTTACAAAATGCAGAATGATATACATTCCACCATCCCACAGTTTCTTTTTTCTCACGAGACTGTATCGTTATAAAGTAAGCATCAAACTGTTTAATTAAATTTAAAGGTTTAATTATCTGTGCGTCTACCATACGGAATATATCTACCATTCCTCTAAAACTTCTTTGTCTATATTTAGGAAACAGGTATGCTCGATGCAGATGTATAGCGATATTAGATGGATATCGCCCATCATTGAATAACCCGGCCATTACAACCGGTTCGTGCGTAATTTTATCGTAAACTACTACATACCCTACGTGTTTTTCCAAAATTAAAAACTTTGGAGTATATATTTCTCTAAGCCAATTATCTTCGCTCAGACATAATTCTCGTACTTCCTCAAATTCTGCACAAGATTCATAAAATATCTTATGATAAAAATTATTAGGATTTAAAGATTGTAGGTTCATAAAAATATTTATTAGGGGCCTAATCAGGCTCGATTATTTTTGTTTTATCTTACTTGGATCAACGGCTCCAAAGTATACTTTATCAATGCGGCTTGTTTCTCCGCAGATACTAGAACAGTAGGCCATCTTACCATCCTTAACACTATCCTTAGACCAAGAATCGGCATAGACTCGATCTAAATGTCCATCATCTAAAATATCTTTTAATGAATGTTTGTTGAGATCAAAATGATCCCATCCGTAGTCGTTCATATGCTTGTGTAACTGCATTGATCTGTAGTCTGTAAATGTTCCACTAATGTGTGTACCTATGTAACAACAAGGCAATACTCTTCCAAAATTATCAACAAATATTTCTTTATCGTCTCTAAATACATTTGCTTTACATTTAATTGTACAAGCATCAAGTTTGCTAGTATCCTGTTTATTGATTATCTCATAGACTTTATTAAACTTTTCTTCATAGTTGTCATTAGACTTGTCTGCTCTTAGTGCTTTGTACTCTTCAAATTTAAATGGGTACCAACGAGCTGGGCGGGTTTCTCCTCCTACAGGATCTCTTAAGATTCTATTATCTGGATCTTTTGGAGCATGAATCATATAATCTAATTCTCCATCCCTAGTTACCGCAGGTAAAGTGGTTAGATAACTACCGGTATCTACTCCTAATGCTTTTTTAGGAACAAACAATACAAACCCTAGATCGTCTGCCATTTTGCGAGCTTCTTCTATTTGATGTTCGTTATGTTCAAATATCAAGTATTCCCACACAGCGTTACCGCCAGCATCTATAAATGCTTTAGCATTGGCCATTAAGTTTTTCCATTTAACATTTCTGCGATATATATGATTAGTATCTTCTAATCCGTCAATGCTAAAAATAAGTCTCCAACAGGTTAAATCTCTAGGATTGCGTTTAGCGAATACAGCACCTAACTTAGCCCACCATTCGGGATTACGCATACCTCCGTTAGTATGCATCTGTAGAACAAAATCGCTTTTCTTTTTAGGCTTCCACCAAGCTGTTTTTTGATATTGAGTATGCTCTAGAATATATTCACAAATTTCTAATGTATTGCTGGCCATACAAGGATCACCTTGTGTTCCGCAAAACATTATCTTAACTAGCCCTGATAACAAATCTGGTGGAAAGTATTCTTTGAATTTTTCTAAAGATATCTCTCCTATTTCTAAGTCAGGTCTGACTAACGGAGAGTTTCGATAGAAACGTACACACATGGGACATGCGGCATTACATGCATTGGTTAATTCAATATGCAGTTGACGTACTTCTTGCGTCTTCCAGAACTCAGTCATGTGCTAGCCCTATAATTTTTGCAAATTCCGGAAACACTTCTGCGTAATCTTGTTTTCGATAATCGTCGTGTATTTTAATTTCTTCTAGAAACGTATCCCACATAGCCGGATCAGGTGTGCCGTTCTCAATGAATCCAATAATGCCCGGTAATTGTGTCCATACATGTCTATAGGACTTTGGTATTGAATTAAGTCTATCAAGAACGATCTTTTTAACATCTTCTGGCATAATGCTAATATTGAAATGTCTTGGGCCGTGGACTAGATTTAGAAAACTTCCAAAGTCTGGTTATGCCCTATAGTACTCTTCTATAATCTCTGGAAGATAATAAACATTTAAATTACTCAAAGTAATAAACCAACCTATTGTTAAATTGCCTTCTTGTGTTCTAGACTTGGCCATATTAGCCTGAACAACTTCCCAGTCTGCTAGATAACGCATGTATTCAAATTGTTTACCAACTCCATCTATGCTAAAATGTACAGATATTCTTTTAAAATGTTTCCACACTTCAACCTGTTTAGGCCATAAAGTACCATTAGTAGCGTAGTGTACTTCTATATCTTTGGCATATCCTTTTTCTACAGCAAGTTCTAATATACTCCACATCTTCTTGCTCATAAAAGGTTCCCCTCCATAAAACTCTAAATGTTTTATAGTATGTAGATGGCTTTCTAGATCTGGCCAAAAATTACTTTCTTCTTCAAAACTTTTATAAAACTTTTTGATATGGCTTCGGTAATCTTTAATAGCATAGATTTTATGATATTGTGTATCATATCCCTCGTCAACCCATTGACTGCTTGAATGGGGATTACATGTTCTACAACGGATATTACATTGATTACCTAAACTGGCTTCAAAATAAACCAGCCCCTGTTGTTGATTATATCGCTCGTTATCTCTAAGTCGCTTGCTTTTTCCGCCCCCGTCTTCTTCTTCCCAACAACGAATACAACCTGTATTACGAACACCAGTCTCACAGTCTTTTTTTAGTTGTTGTAATTCGGGATGATTAAGATGTTCTTCTATAGTTTTTTCGCCCAGTATGTATTTGCTATCAGGATCTTGACTAACATACATACAACACGGACGAGTAGTTCCGTCATTACTTGCACTTAGGCTATGGAATGCATTTATGCACCAAGTATTACTTTTCATATTATATTCCTTCTCGAATCATAGTCCATTGATTTCTTTTTTCATTTAGATATTTGTAATCAGTTATTTTATCAAAATCCATATTATTTTTAAACCTTAAACAATAGTTGTCCATGTTAACTAGCTCAGATGATATAACTTCAACTCCGCAGTCTGTAATAATCTTATACCAAATATTTTCTATATTAGCATCTTTAATATCTAGAAAACGAAGTGTATGCCATCTTTCTTTTAGTGTACGTACTCCTAGTCTATTAAAATACATAAAATGGTTGTGTAGCATATTGTTATCCGCTACCCAACCAAATGCTTTGGGAGACTCTTGCGGAACAGATTTGGCTATTTGTTTAAAGTCTAATGAAGTTTTTTTATTAAAAACTATTTCCGGAGTTAAAAAGAATACTACATCATTTTCTTTCAAATGATTCAACATCAAAAATAACTGTTGATATAAAAAAAATCTGCTTTTGCTAACATCAATTAAATTAATATACTTCTTCACATCAACTACTGTACAACTAGTTGGATTAATTGTTTGTTTAAAAAAATCTAAAGATTCATTAAAACTTAAATTATTGATGCTGTGTTTTGAACCTATATTGGTGTTCCATATATCGAACACTGAATCAACGAATGCGGCATCAATTAACTCTGCTCCCTCTATATGCATTTTATGATACTGAGCACACTCAACAAATCTCAATTGACCAGCATATAACACATTAAAATTTGTCATAGTTATGTATCAAATCTTTTTATTTTCCAGATTCGTATGTTTCCTTGCACAGTTGATAAAAGTCAGTGTATTCTGGGAATAGTTCTAACAAATTAGTTCCTAATCGTTTATCATTTTCTGTAAAGAATACATAAAAGTCTCTACGACCCCTACGGATCTTATCTTGATCAACTGGATTGGTTTTCATATATTCGTGGACACGCCTAAACTTAACGATCTCTGATAATTCAAACCATTCAGCATTATCTTCCATAAATTTAAGTGTGTCATCCATATAGCTCATAAACTCTGGAGGAAGAATGTTAATCATCCAGTGCGGAGGATCTTTCAAATAAGGTATATCTAAATGTATTAGATGCGATCCGTATTGTTTGCGCCATTCAATTACTTTTTCTAATAATTTTTTATAGTTTGTCACACACAGAACATTAAACGTACACATAAAATTAACACGTTTGCCTAGCTTAACAAACTCTAGCATGTTTCTTTCCCAATGAGCACAGTTTAATCCAGTACGCATGTACTCGGCTTGAGGACCCCAACTATCAATTGAAGTAAAAATATTGAGAGTTTTGATCTTTTTGTCTTTTAACAATTTTTTAGCCTGTTCTATAAATCTATCAACTCTATTAAAACTAACTCCAAGATTGCTATTGATACTAATTTCTAAGTCTGGAGCAGGCTCTCGATCTAACAGCTCAAAGAAATCCATAGCACCTTTATTCATTAATGGTTCACCTCCTGTAATGCGAAGCGTATGTAGGTCTTTGCGTAGACTTGGCCACCATTTCCAAAACGCATCGATATAGGGATTGTCATCTTTAGGACCATAGTATGTTCCGTGATCTAGGAAGCCTATACTATATTGCGGATGTGTAATATCGTAGTCACCGTATTTCTTTACTTCTTCCATCCACATGGTACTAGCTTGCGGCCCACAGTATCCGCAACGGAAATTACAGTTGTTACCAAAGCTAACTTCCAAGTACTTGGGATTAATATCAGCGTCCCAAGGTAGTTGGGCTAGTTTCTCAATAGCTTGTTCTGCCCAAGGATTGCCGCCACTATGCAATACTCTATCGCTAGAGTGATCTCCTGGTAAATCTTCAATGTTCCAGCAGTAATAACATTCTTTAGGCCGCTCACCTTCTAACATGGCCTTGCGTTGTTCTTTCTTCCACTTGGTATTGTGTAATGCCGCAGGGTTTTCTGCGATTTCGTCCAATTGGATATGATGTGGTTTAGGGTGATAACAACTGTGATTGTCGCCTGTATGTAGATACAAAGTTTGGTGTAACCATTTCATAGCACAAAATCCAGGACCTACCGAATTAAGTCGATCTTTTACATTTTTAAAAAATTGAAGTTGTTGTTCCATAGCTGTATTTAAGTAGGTAGTTAATTCAAGATTATAGTTCTGGATAAATAATTATATGGATGCTAATACACTTTCTCAAGCCCTACAGTCTGCAATAGATCAAAATATTTGGAATTCTGATGATTTTAATAATCCGGATCTATTGATTAGTCCTTTAAAGGATTTTGCTATCAACTGGACTGATACCGGATACTATCAAATAGAAACCGACAAGATCATGTTTAACGATTGTATAGAAGGACATACTTACACTTACAGAAAATCATTTGCTGGGAATCTTGATTCAACAAGGGCACCGATTTCAAATGGATCTAGAAAAGAATGGAAAATGTTTCAAGATTTGTTTATTGAGGCATCAACGTCGGGTTTATTTAGAATAGATGCTCCTATTTCAAGAGAAGAAATAGAAGTAGGTGAGGAAATTTGGGAATATACAAGGGCGGCTCGACCTGGAGCAGGCGTGGGAGAAATCGCTGGACATTACCTGTATCCTAACACAATTGAAACATTTCTAAATAATATTATAGACCCGTACTACTATGCAATGCAGGCCGCAATTAAAGTTGCAAGAAATAATTTAGAAATCAACGGAGAAATTTACGTTCCAGAGATTGGAATTATACATATACTAGAAGACGCACAAGGTTACTATTTTGTTAAAAACTTTGATAGTTGGACTCAGACCCCTGATAAAATTATCAGGCAAAATATTAAAATTGCTCAGTTTCTAATTCAAGAAATTGCTAAATCTGAAGTGTCGGATGATTTTTTAAATCAATGGACCACAAAAGCCTTTACTAAATGGATGTCACTACTATGAATAGAAAAGACTTTTCAGTAGAAATTAAGATTGTTGATTTTCAATCAGGAAAAGAAAAAACATTTGATGTGCCAGTTTTCTCTGATAATCTAGTTTGGTCTCAGTTACTTGTAGAACGACGTATTACCCAAAGTGTAGTACTTACAGATTCTAATATTACTCTAACACTTTAAACAATTCCAATAGTCATATATCTGGTAAATTGCCAATCAGGATAAACAAATTGTTTCTCTCCTGCATAAAGATATTCACTCAACGGATACTTACTCTTAAATTCTTCTAAGCTATTAATAATAACAGTATCTTCATCATGAAGCATGTTATTACCCTGTAATACTACTTTAGTTCCTTTACTAAGATTATTAAACCAATCCATACTTTCAAAGTGTTCGGTGCTGGTATTAATTATAAGTCCCCTAAACTCTGTTTGAAAAGTATTACAGTCTCCTGTGATGGCTTTGAATTTCCAATCCTTCCATACCCAATTCTCGTTAATCATATCAGCGATGGCTTCACAGGCAGGGTCTATATCAATACTGCGAATCTTTTGCATCTTAAAGATTCCTCTCGATAACAATAAGAAAGCGGTCATGCCATGCCAGCCACCAAAGAGGTAAACATAATTTACATCCCAATTGGTTTTTTCCAGCTCTTCACAAAGCCAAATCTTACTGCCTATTTGTCCGCTACTAAACGCATCTTTGTCTACATTCATTTTTGATCTTCTGTAAATTGAGTTAATAACCAGTCATAGTCATTTATTTTTTCTAATGCGTATGGATTGCTAATGTTTGTACTACCATATTTGGCCCCAGCTAGTGCTCCTGCAATAGCGTACTTGCCGTACTGAGCACCGTTGTTAATATTTGTCCAAGCATATAATCTTTCTACAGTTTCTTTATTGAGTTGTTTCTTTATGAGCTTAGAACTAAGTTTAGCACATTCTCTAAATGCACTTTTCCAAGTACTAAACTCATCTGTATTAAATCTAGTCTCACAAGCAACTACGGGTATTACTTTAACATCTCCCACACTAGTCGCAGTATCAATTACTCCTGCTTGTGCTGTTTGAAAATGTGACTTAGAAAATAACTTAATACCGCCATACCCGTATTCTAAGCCGTTTACAGGGTTGTGACTATACCATATGTGAACAGTATCTCTGTCTTGGATAGGAGGTACGTAATCAAATTGAAAATCTTTAACAAACGCATCTGCGTCAACTACATAAAACATATCTGTTTGTGCTATAGTAGAGGCCGCAATGTGTGCATTATAAATGCCTTTAACTCCTACAACTCTTTTCGCTCTAGGGCAAACAGTTTGTAATTGTTCCCAATTAGCTTGTGCATCTGTTTCGTTATATGTTAAAAATATAACATCAAATAGATTGTTTATGTATTTGTTATCAGCAACTCCGATAACCTTACGCCCGCTAGCTGACTCAATGTAAGACACAGTAACAGCATCAACTTCTGCGCCGTTAGTTAATGCTGTATTATAAGTCCATATATGTTTATACGGCAAGTCCCAAGCAGGAACTTTATAATCTAGTATTTTAGAATTGACTAGGGCATACTCATTTGTTTCAATGCGGTGCGGTGTTAACCGTAGCTGAACAATTTGAACATGCCCGTTCCAGTTTTTAGGAAAACGTTTAGCAATCCAACCTTCACCAATTTTGTACTTAATACAATTATCACTTAACTGAACGTCAATATCAATTAGTTTTAAAATTGATTCATCTAATTCTGGATTGACAACTAGAAAATAATCTTCGTCGGTGCATAGCCGGCTTAATGCCTGGTTGCTATTCCAATCAACAGATTTAACTAATTCAGCATCAACTATTTTCATGTTAATCCCAAGGAACAATTTGAAATGTCATCATTAATATCTTTCTATCTTGAGATACTTTGTTTACCCAATGCCAACTGTTTTCTGTGTTTAACCAAATTACTCCACGGCCTTTCTTTCCAGGAGCTCGATATTGTGTTTCCGTTTCTTTTCCAAAAAATGATTTTTTAGTCGAACTAATCACAGTTAACGATTCGTTATCAAATATATTTAAATACCCTGCCGCATAAACAGACCTGTTATCGATATGTTGATTCATACTATAACCTTTTAAATCTGTTATTAACGTTGAATAAATGTTAATGCGTCTAACCATAGAGCTAGCAATATTTGGCCATCTACTTTTTGTATCAATTGTTAAAAATTTTTCAACAAGCTGAAGTTTAGACTTTTCAATTGCTTGTTCAAACAAAGTAAAATCTAAATTATCTATCTTATTACTTTTACGAGTAAGTCGTTTATCTAATTCTTTATATTCGAGTCCCCTAGTATCATCCTCTGTTCTCCAATCTTTATAATTGTCAAACAGCATCTGTAAATTATCTACAGGATACTCAAACTCCACTACTGGGGACTCTTCGTTAGCTGTAATAAATTCTATAGTCATAAGTCAAGTAAATCCCAATTAGTATCTAGTTCCTTAACCATATGATCGTACCTAGGCGGATTGACCCATACTTCTTTAAAGAAACGACTTTGTTCCGAACTAAAATATTGCATAGGCAAATCTAGTTCATGCTTTAATTTTTCACCTAACAGTGGAATCTGCTCTAGGGGATCATTACATGCTAGTTCTTCAAACAAGTTATTAAGATAATCAAAGTCTCGGACTTGTACATAATCCCAATCTGTACAATTGGTCATATAGCATCCTAGTCTAGCACCGTACATTGCCCATATGCCTTGCGATACATCTGCTCCTATATTACACCATATTAATAGTCGTTGATAATTGCGGCGAACTAGCTGATGTTTAGGATTAATAAGTTTTTGTTTAACTCCGTTGTTTAAGGTCATTTTTACACCTTCTCGGAATCCTGCTCGCCATGCTTGTAACGGACTAGCATTATTATAACTTACTGAATACAAGTTGGCCATTTGCTTGTAGTCGTCACTCCAACAAAAATCTACTTGGGATTGTTCTGAATCAGCAAGCTCGTGGGTTTTCATATTTTGAACAAACTCTCTAGTCCAGGACTTTAACCCGCCATTACCGTAAACTAATCCGTTTATAATGTTTTTACCACACCAAGACAACTGTTTATTTCTAAGAACAGGCGTTCCAACAAAATCCAATACAACATCAAAGAACTTAGGGTCTACAATATTGTCGCCGTCTACGGTAATAAAACGTTCAGTATTGCTTAATTCAGCCGCGGCCTTGTGTGCGGCATCTGATCCTTTAACTCCGTGTACTCTTTTGGCCCACGGTGCTTTGCTTAATAAATCTGCCCAGTTACGATCAGCGTTAGGTTCATCATAACTGATAAAAATACAGTCGAGTTCGTTTAAGGTAACGTTTTTAACTATTTCTGGTTCAGAGAATTTAATTAGTGGAGCCACTCTTTCTAGTTCACCGTCGACTACTGTAAAATCTTCTACCTTCCAGTAACCTGACTCAAAACTATCAAGTTCAATTTCTGAAAGTTCGATATTAAAATGCTTTTGATAGTTCATCGACTATATCCTTATCTACGTAGTGCAAAATGCCTGTTTGTACATAATTACCTATTTTTATCTGGTTGGGGTCAACATTCAGACTTAAGAACTTTCTCCAATTTTCTGGCTTTGAATGTGTAAATGTTGGATAGTCTAACGGAGTAAACGGAGTTATGCCCATATATGCTACTGCTATCCCCATAGCTATATCTATACTTGGGGTAGCTTGTCTATTAACTGGAGTATACCTCCATGTCCATTCGTCCCAGTTAGAAATGATATTGTTGAGTAATTTAAAAAATTCAATTGAAGTAGTGTTACGGTTAAAATAGGTAAAAGCACTATAGCAACTTGGCAAATCGTTACTGGTAAAGGTAATCCTGTAGGGACTATTAATAAACCATTCGTTTCTATATGTCTTGACTTTATCAGTGATCAACAAAGGGAACTTGGTAAAATGATCCCACCAATGATCAATGTTTTCTAAAAACACCATGTCTGCATCTAACATAACTGTTTCTTCATACGGACTTAGTTCATATGCCCGGGTGCGTTCTAACATAACATTAGGACCACACTCGACTATTGTTACATTATTAATAGTCTGAGTTGACTCAATACTATGTTTGAGTAATTTGGCCATGCGAATAAACTTTTCGCCGTGTGCGAATATAATATAGCCTTTACTCACAACCTAATTCCTTTAGAGCATGGGTCATTAGGCTAAACTTGTCCATAACATGAACATCTTGTCCTTGAATTTTAACACCGTTAACTACTACGGTATCATCAGTCATCTGTATTAATGGATCGGTGCCGGTTCCAAACCAAAGAACTGCTGGAATTTCTGCGGCACCTAATTGATGTACGGCTATACTCCAAATATGATCGTTTCGAACATAGCTATCATCAAAAACATATTCCTTTGCATACTCTTTATAGTTTTCTTTTATATGATTACATAATGTAAAGAACTCGTTTGTTTGTTTGGATTTTTTAAAATAGAATAACGTAGCCCAGTAGAATTGAATTCCTGTTCTGTTCAAATATTCTAATGCAGTCCATTTTCTGTTGAGTATGTCATTGCAATTTTTACAAACAAGATAATCTTCAACATTATTCCAAACAAGATTAAGTCTATCAGATTGAATAACGATATCAATATCCATTACTAGCGTTTCGTCATATGGGGTTAGCTCGTATGCATCTGTCCTATTGACATTTTTAAATGTTAATGCTTCCTTGGCATATACTTTTTTCTGATCAGTTTCTGCATCTGATAAGATAATATGATCAAACTCTTGATCTAAATTATGTTGTTTAAGTGTGGCTAGAGAATTAGCATCTGTAACAATGCTAACAGGTTTGGTTAACCATTTACGTATTCGTCTAGCTTGCCAAGCGGCAAGGAGGCTGTATTGTATTTGCTCATTATCGTGAGCAAATAATAGTATTCCCTGAGTCATAGGTCCAGTATCGTTTCAACAGACCGTTGTGATTTTAATTGGCTAAATGCAGTACCGTAATCGGACAAGGCTGTATAATAAACATTATACGCTTGTTCATAGAAAAACTCAACCTGTGGAATCCATATTGGGTTTTGATTCATGTCCAATGTCCATTCTGCAGGCTGTTTGATTAATTTAAGTCCTGCTAGGAATTCTGGCGTAACTAAGAATAGTCCCCCGTTCCAATCCATAACGCATTGGTCCATAAACTTCTGTTTGAGAATAGTACTTTGTCGTGCTAAAGTATTTCTATAATTCATTTGGATTATGCTGTGTAGGCCCAAGTTCCAAAAGTAACAGTTGGCCCGTATGTAGAAATACCAGTTGTATTAGAAACTATTCGACTGGCAGTAAAAGTAAGATCTGCATCACAGTTTGAAGCTACTTGATTATCTTGCCCTTTGTCGTTAAGGGTAATAGTGATGCTCATAGTATTACCGCTTGGAGCTCCCATAGTAACTTGAACATAGTCATTTTTGACAGCTGGAGGACTATAACCATAGGGGTTAGTACTCATATAATAAGTTGTATCGGCGGCCGATCCTGCTCTGTATGTAGACCTTGTATGACTAACGCTTACTGTTTTTACTAGATCGCGCCAATCAACTGTTTTTGGTTCAGCTCCGGTATAAGAACAACTACCTGTGATTGTTATAGTGTTGCCTTGATTAAAGAAAAAACGCATGGCTTCCGCACTGGCAAAGGTAATAGTACCAGTTTGAGTAGCGATCCTATTACCACTAGCGTTACCCCAGCCGGCTGGTAATGTTGTAGTATCTGACGGGGAACTTGCTGTTCCCCCGTTCGTATCTGAATTATTGTTAATATAAGTAACGGCTGACTGATATGTAACAAAGTTTGCCCATGTAACTTTGCCCTTTGATACTACAGAAGCTAGTGTAGTAGCGTCACCATTAGTAATATGGCGATAACAAGTATTGATATCGGTTGCTAGTGCTGTAAATTCAGCAGAAGAAATATTACTACCTGTTGATATAGTAAAGCTAGTAACTGGGCTTCCGTACCCCTTTGTAGTAGCGCCGGTACCTAGTACATTTGCTAATGTACGTTGTATCCCATTAAAATCATTTGCTAGTGTTTTTGTATATTGTGCCATTATGTAATCCTAAATTAATCTGTAAGTTATGCGGAGTATGACCAGGCACCCCAAGAAACAGACGGCGTGTAAGCTGATATACCTGTAGTATTAGAAATGTTAAGCAGATTGATATAAAATGTTAGATCAATGTCAACATTTGATGCCACGCTACCATCTCCGCCCTTGTCACGGCATTGGATAGACCCGTTGAACACATTGGTACCGATAGCAGTAATGGTTGCAAATATGCCATCCGGATCACCTCCTAAGCTATAAGGACTTGTGCTAGTATACTGAGATTGTGTGCCCGGATCACCGGTTGTACGATAATTGGTTCGATTGTAAGCAGTAGAAACACCATTAGCAAGCGCACCAAATGCATTGCTCTTTGGAGTACCGCCGGTGGATGCTCCAGAACCCGATAATGATATATAACCATCCCGATTAAAAAAGTAACGCTTTTCTTCTGCATCAGTAAATGTAATAGTAAAGAGAGCTGTGGCTACTCTATTGCCGCTGGCATTACCCCAACCTGCGGGTAAAACTTTAGAAGTTTGTGAAGATGTTACAGTACCACCGTTAGTGTCTCTATTGGTATCGATATATGTAGCCGCAGATTGATAGGTAACAAAGTTGGCCCAAGTAATTAAATTATTAGAAACAATGGTAGAGAGAGAACCGGCATTGGCGTTAGTAATATGCCGATAGCAGGCATTAATGTCACTGGCCAATGCTGTAAATTGTGTAGCAGTGATTATTGCTCCAACAGATACAGTATTACTAGTCACAGAACTTCCGTACCCTCGGGTACTAGATCCTGTTCCTAACACATCAGCCACAGTATTTCTTACTGTATTATAATCGCTTGCTAATGCTTTTGTGAATTGTGCCATTCTTTACTCCGTTATCTGTCTATTTATTAAGAAAATATTCCGTACATTAAATTCTTTATACCCTAAAACTTTCTCCGCACCCACAGCGATCGCGCTCATTTGGGTTACGGAATTCAAATCCTTCGTTAAGGCCGTTGCGTACCCAATCTACCGTCATATTGTCTAAATATGCTAGGCTTTTTGCATCAACTAGCACACAAAAGTCCTGCTGGGCAAAGTTGGTAACGCCGGCTTCTGCTGTATACTCGTCTACATACTCTAAAGTATATGCTAGACCTGAACAGCCTGTTGTTTTAACACCTAAACGTATGCCTGCACCTTTACCTCGTTTTTCCAGTAAAGATTTAATCTTTTTGTAGGCCTGTTCATTAATTGTTATCATACCAATATTTAACGTTAAATACATGCTATATGTCCTATTCAGAAAAAGTAATTGATCATTATGAAAATCCACGTAACGTGGGTAGCTTTGCTAAAGACGAAGATGGCGTAGGCACGGGTATGGTTGGGGCCCCAGCGTGTGGGGATGTTATGAAGTTACAAATTAAGGTAGATGAACATGGTATTATTAGAGATGCTCGTTTCAAGACATATGGATGCGGTTCAGCAATCGCCAGTAGTTCGTTGGTTACAGAACTTATTCGTGGGATGCATATTGATGATGCTTCTAATATACGCAACA